TTTGGTCCAGATTCATAGTCTACTTTGTTTGGTACTTCTAACTCCACAGCAGACTCCATAATATCTTTTATCTTTGCAGCTTCCAAAGGGTTAACAACCGATATATCAAGTTCATCGTGTACTTGTATATGCGGTGTGATGCCTTCCTTATGTAATTCTACCATTGCTTTCTTTGTCATATCAGCGGCTGATCCTTGTATTAATCTATTTAAAGCTTTGTATGTATATGCTCGTTTTATCCCTGGTCCGTGTTCCGCGAGCGCTTCTTCGTGTGGCAATGCTTTGTGAATTCCAAACTGGTTGGGCTCCCATAAATTAAATCTACATCTTCGACCTAGTAAAGTTCTTATCTTACCACGATCTTGGGCTCTTTCCATAACACTATACATAAGTTGTTTTACAAAAGGCACTCTACCATGGTATTGTTTAAATAATTCTTCAGCATCATTCTTATCTAAACCAAGTTCAGCCTGTAATTTATTTTTACCCATACCATAAAACAAACCAAGATTAATTGTCTTAGCTTGAGATCTAGGTATCTCTGCCATGTCAGCAACAATTTTATGAAAGTCAGCATCTAAATTTAGATAAGCTTCTAATACATCTTCTAAACCCTCACCCGTAATATTAAATTTATTTTTATCAAGAGCTGCATAGTGCACTACAAGACGTGGTTCTTGTTGTGAGTAGTCAAAGCAACCCCAAGTCATGCCTTCTTCAGGTATAAACAAACTTCTAATTTTTGGTCCAAGTTCTTTGTTACGTGCTGGTATCTGTTGTAAGTTTGGATTGTTATAACTAAACCTACCAGTTACAGTCCCACCTTGATCTGATCTTATCTGATTGATCTCTGCATGTATTCTACCATTGTGTGAGTGTTTTAATATTGTATCTATAAATGTTGTGTGTGATTTGTTTATTTCTCTTGCACGAGCAATCAATTGTACTAATTCATTTGGATGATTCTGTAAAAAATTTTTAGTAAAACTTGGTGCACCTGTTTTTACAGTTTTATCATAAGGAATTTTTTGATCTAAAAAAACTTTTTCAATAGATCTTGCGGCCCATATTTGCACATCAATACCAGTTTCTTTCCAGACTTTTTCTAAACATTTTTTTTCTTCTGCAACTAATTCTTGTTTTAATCTGTGTGCCTCTTCTGTATCTACACGCACACCTAAAAATCTCATGTCAACAAGACATGGAAATAGTTCTGTCTCAAGATTAAATACGTCTTCAACATCTTCTTGATACATTTGTTTTTTCATTTCTTGCCATAATTTTAATGTTAGTACAGCGTCTTGTTCTGCATACTCTCCAACATACATTGCAGGTAGTTTATACATCTCAGACTTAGCATCGATACCCCAATGGTCTGCAGTTTCCTTTAATACAGCCTCATTTTTGCCGATTCCGACGTAATCACGACCCAAACTACCTAAATCGTATCGAAAGCGATTCTCGTCTACGAGAGAGCCAGCAATCATGGTATCTACAATTGTACCTTGTATTTCATACCTTTCAGCTCTTAAAAAACATACATCGTACATGGCGTTGTGAAATATCTTAGTTGCAGGTGTTTTTAAGACATCTTGTAACCATCTCGTGACCATTCCATGGTCCATGTTACCACCACCTTCATGACGTATCGGATAGTATCCGGCCCAGTCATGCACAGCCACAGCTATACCTACGATGTGTCCTTTACCTGTTACAGATCCAGAGCCCATAGTTTTTAGTTCCGGATCTTTTGTTTCTAAGTCAATTGCAATTTCATCATACTTTGATAGATCAGGAAAAGACTCTGGTGGCAGCCACTCAGTTTGAGGTTTAAATATAGGTTTCATTTTTTCTTTTTTTCTTTCAAATGTTCAATCTCTAAATCACAATAGTGTTTGATCTTCTGTAGATCTTCTACACCATTTTTATTTAAATATCTACAAACATATTTAATTACGTTTGCTTGAAATGGATTAAGTTCATTTGTTCTTATAAACGTCCAAGGTTGAATTAAAAACGAGGCATAGTGATTCCCACCTACCTGTTTATCTTTTGGAAACGTTTCGTCAAATATATCTTTATTTGTCATATGTCATAACCTCCTACTTTGCTTTTTGGATATATTAAATGTAATGTTTTTTTACTTCTTGTAGCACCGACATACATTAAACGATGCTCATCGTCTGGATTTTTTTCATAAGATTCTAAAGCAGCTCCTGTTAAATCTAAAGGTAATACTACATTATCTTTTTCATTACCTTTAACTCCGTGTATTGTAGCAAGTTTTATTCTTGCGCCACTTGTTAAGTCCTCACCTTTTTTCATTAACTCTGTTATTTTATCTGTGTCTGTTTTACCTATTTTAGTAAAAGCTTCTTGCCAAGGTGCCTCTGTGTTTAAACCATATTTTTCTTTAAGTGTGCTGATGTCATAAAAACCATTTGGAACCATTGCTTTAAACATTTTATTTGTCCATTCTTTTGTTTTCATTTTCTTTTTTATAATCTCACACTCATCAAAAGTTAAAGGTACGCCTTTTTTTAATTTGTTTTCATATAAATTAATTGCTTCAAACTTGTCTGTTAAATTATTTTTTTGTTTAGCTCTGTTATAATAAATATTATTTTCTTTAAAAAAAGATTCGTGTTCATCTAACTTCCACTTATCTTTTCCTAGTATCAACCAATTACCTGTTGAAAAATCTATCTCACTTAAATCGTAATGCCAATCAACAAACCCCTCTTCTTTTTTTGGTATCCAATTTTTTTTAACTCTGTTTGTAATAGGTATTTTATTTATTATTTTGTTTGCTACATCAAAAACTCTTTTAGGAACTCTACGAGATTCATTTAATATTCTTCTTGTTCCTTTAAAATTTAAAAATGAATGTACATCTGCTCCTCTCCATCTATAAATACATTG